CCAAAGGTAAAACTAAGGGAACAATGATTGCCATGAAGCGCGGCGGAAAATGCTAAGGAGCTATCATGGCAACTAACAAATACGATAAACCAACCTATGCTTATACGGCTGGTGTTGGCAAAATGGCAGATGATAAGTTTGATATTAAAGGCGCAACTAACTCAGAAGCTGAAATGCGTTTTAGCGATGTGCCTGACCAAAAAGCCATGCGTTTTATGGCAGCAGACGAAAAATTGTCTGAGTTTTTAAATCCTAAAGCTGGCGCTGGTCGTGGCAAACAAGGTGGGCCTACTGCCAAAGAACTTCAAGCGTTTGAAGACAAGAAAGATGCTCGTATTTTTACTAAAGAAAAACGCATGCCTCCCTCTCCTCGTGAGATGGCTAGTGGCGGTAAAGTTTCTTCTGCATCTAAACGTGCTGATGGTTGTGCTACTAAGGGTAAAACCAAAGGCACAATGATTACCATGAAAAATGGCGGGATGTGCTGATATGTTAGCCAGTCGTGGAATGGGTGTTATTGCAAAATCCAAAATGCCTAGCGGTGTGAGGAAGTCACGTTTTGCTAGTGGCGGAAAACTCCCTGCCGCTTTTATTGATGGTGACGAGTTTGTAATGGCAGCCAAACGCTACGGTTTGAATGACTTGGATGAGGCGTTACTCAATAAAATTGTTAATCTTGTAAATCAAGGTGAAACAGTTGATTCAGCAGCAAAGAAAGTAGCAGGTAAAAAATGATGGCCAGTCGTGGAATGGGAGCCATCTCCCCCAGTAAGATGCCAAAAGGCAAACGTAAAGCTCGTCGGGATAATACTGACTTCACGCAATACGCTGAAGGTGGTAGTGTTAAAAATGTAACTAAGTCTTTAAAAAAAGCTGGTTTTTACGGTGCAAATGAACCTAAACGCTTGGCTATTATTAACAAAGTTACAACTAAACCACAGCGGATAAAAATGGTTGATAAATTATTTTTAAGTAAAAAGTAAGGTTGCACTAAATGAAATCTTCTAAACCTAAAGATGTAGCAATGGCTGGTGGTGGACTTTATGCCAACATCGCCGCTAAGAAAAAACGCATAGCATCAGGTTCTGGTGAGAAGATGCGTAGCGCAGGCTCTGCTGGTGCACCTAAGAAGAGTGATTTTGCTAACGCTGCTAAGACTGCTTCCTATAAAAATGGCGGTCTAGCGCAACAAGCGGCTACTGCTATTGCTATGAAAGAAAAAGGTGTTAAACCTAAGAAGATGGCAGAAGGCGGCAAGTCAACGGTCAATGCCGCAGGCAACTACACCAAGCCTGAACTACGCAAGCGTATCTTTAATGCTGTAAAAGCAGAGGCTACAGCAGGTACGGGCGCAGGACAATGGTCAGCCAGAAAAGCCCAAATGGTTGCACAACGGTATAAAAAAGCTGGCGGCGGGTATCGTGATTAAAAAACCACAGCAATCCCTCAAAAACTGGGGCGACCAGAAATGGCGCACCAAGAGTGGAAAGCCGTCAAGTAAAACAGGTGAACGGTATTTGCCAGAGAAGGCTATTAAGTCATTGTCATCACAAGAATACGCAGCTACAACCAAGGCCAAACGTGCTGGCAAAGCATCTGGTAAACAGTTTGTAGCTCAACCCAAAGCAATAGCAAAGAAAACGGCAGGATTTAGATGACCACTACCGGCTCAACTCTTTTCAATATGGACTTCACGGAGATTGCCGAGGAAGCGTGGGAGAGGGCTGGCCGTGAGATGCGTTCTGGTTATGACCTTAAGACTGCCCGCCGGTCAATGAACCTGATGACCATAGAGTGGCAAAACCGTGGTATCAACATGTGGACGATAGAGCAGGGCTTTATCACTTTAACGGCAGGTCTAGCTACTTACGCATTACCTACAGACACCATTGACCTGTTAGAACACGTTATCCGAACTGGGGCTAACGTCGCTTCTACACAGGCCGATTTATCAATTACACGCATTAGCGTTTCTACTTATGCGACCATTCCAAATAAACTTCAACAAGCGCGTCCTATCCAAGTCTTTATTCAGAGACTATCTGGACAAGTTAACCCGACGAATTTGTACCTTAACGGAGCCATTACAGCCACAGCAACGACGATTACGCTTGACACGGTGGTTGGGTTAGCTGGATCAGGGTTTATTCGCTTAGAGTCAGAAGACATTTATTACACATTTATCAGCGGTAATGTGTTGGGTGGTGTCTTCCGTGGTCAGAACAATACAACTGCCGCCGCGCACGTAGACGGTATTGCAGTGTTTGTTCCACAGCTTCCAGCTATTACCGTGTGGCCTACGCCGGATAACAGCACAACATATCAGTTTGTGTACTACCGATTACGTAGAGTGCAAGATGCTGGTGCTGGTTCTGAAACGGCTGATATGAACTTCAGGTTTTTACCATGTGTTGTGGCTGGATTGGCATATCACATAGCTATTAAAGTACCTGAGTTAATGCCTCGCATTCAAATGCTAAAACAAATATACGACGAAACATTTGAAATGGCCGCAGGTGAAGACCGAGAGAAGGCGGCTATTCGGTTTGTTCCTAGACAAATGTTTATTGGATCAACCTAATGGGAAATAGATACGCATCTGGCAAGATAGCGATTGCTGAATGTGATCGCTGTGGGCAACAGTATCAACTTAAGGCGCTTAAGACTGAGATCATTAAGCAGCGTAAGTATGAGTTGTTGGTTTGTCCCGAGTGCTGGGATCCCGATCAGCCACAGTTGATGTTAGGTACGTTTCCTATAGATGATCCGCAAGCTCTACGTAATCCTCGCAGGGATACAACGTATGTAACTTCTGGTGTTAACTCTGCTGGAAATTTATCAGGTGGATCAAGAGATATTCAATGGGGCTGGAATCCAGTAGGGGGAGCCAGTTTTAATGATGTAGGTTTAACGCCAAATTATTTGGTGGCAACGACATTTGTTGGTACAGTAACAGTATCTTAAGGAGCTTAAAATGGCATATATAAAATCAGCCGACGGAATAGCTAAAAAGGGTAAAACTGAGGGTAAAAACCTTGGTGACAGCGGCCCTATTGCTGGAATCATGCACGGCGGAAAAGGTAAGGGTAAGGGTAAAACCAACTCTGACATGAAGACTATGGGTCGTAATTTGGCAAAGATTGCCGCACAGAAACGAGGTTAATCATGGCTACATTTAGTAAAAAGATGATGGGTAAAGAAGTTGGCGATGCCAAGGTCTATGCCACGCCACATACAATGACTGGCAAAGTTGTTAAAGCTACTGACGACCCCGGTTCTGGCCCTGACCAAAGTGATGCCAATACAGTCAATATGTCTGTAGGTAACATTAATCGTCGTGCACAGCCAGCCGCTAAAACATCTGGCATTAAGATACGCGGTACAGGCGCGGCTACCAAAGGCTTAATGGCAAGAGGCCCAATGGCATGAACTACGCAGAACTCGTTAGCGCTATTCAAGCGTATACCGAGAACACGGAGACAAACTTCGTGGCGGAGATACCTGTCTTTGTTAGACAGGCAGAGCAGCGTATTTACAACACTGCTCAGCCTTCGTTTTTGAGAAAGAACGTTACGGGTGTATTAACTACCGGTAATAAGTTCTTACAGTGTCCAACAGATTTCTTGTCTACCTACAGCCTTGGTATATTCCCAAATAACTCAACAACTGCCACGGGTACGTCCGGGCTTAAAACAATCGTTGTTGCAAGCACTACAGGTATTGCGGTAGGCCAGCAGGTAACTGGGACGGGTATTGGTGTAAACGCGCTGGTCAGAAGTATAGCCAGTACAACAATTACTTTGACGGTGGCTAACAGCGCAACGGTGTCAGGTACGGTGGTCTTTCAAGGTGATAATATTTACCTGTTAAATAAGGACGTTAACTTCATTCGTGAAGCGTATCCTTTGACCTCACAGCTTAGTCAACCTAAACACTACGCCATCTTTGGCCCTCGGTCAGACGATGAGGCGGAACTTACTTTCATTCTTGGCCCAACACCAAATGCAGGCTATACCGCAGAACTACATTATTACTATTACCCAGAGTCTATTGTGACCGCCAGTACAACATGGCTGGGTGATAACTTTGATTCTGTGCTTTTGTATGGATCTTTGATTGAGGCTTATACCTACATGAAGGGTGAGCCGGATATGCTTACACTGTATCAAGCACGGTACGTTCAGGCCGTTGCCCTGTATAAGAACCTTGCCGATGGCAAACAACGCGGTGATGCTTATCGTGATGGTCAGGTTAGGGTTGCAGTCTCATGATCTTACAGACCCAGACCACCAGCTTCAAGTTAGAGTTGTATACAGGTGTTCATAACCTGTCTACAAACACCTTGAAGGTTGCTTTGTATACGGCCAGTGCAAATCTTGATGAAAGCACGACTGTTTACTCAGCAACCAACGAAGTAACTGGGACGGGCTATGTGGCCGGTGGGATAGCCTTAACAGGGGTCACAATCAGTTCATCTGAGTACACGGCCTTTGTTAATTTCAGCGATGCCGTCTTTAACGCTTCAGTGACCGCCCGGTGTGCTTTGATCTATAACGTAACGCAGGGTAATAAATCTATTGCAGTCCTAGATTTTGGCTCTGATAAAACCTCAAGTAACTTTACAATCGTGATGCCAGCAACATCGGCATCTTCTGCACTTATTAGGAGTTCAAATTGATTACCACGACAAAAGGCGATATGGACGAATCATTGCTTGAAAAGCGTGAAGGTTCATTGGATAATGAGAATGAAACAACTAATTGGGTTGAGTACTGGTTAGACGGCGAATTAGTTCACCGTTCCGTGCATGTACAGCTTAAACAGGCTGTTGTCAGTTTTGGTGAAACCGCTTCTTTTTAAGGAAATATCATGGCAAACACAC